CTCTATAAGGTGCGGAGTCTTTATAGGCACCTTCATCAGTAATTTCAGTTCCGGTCGATGGAGCATCCTCACCAGATGCAACACCTTCCGTTAATGGAGATGTTATTAATTTAATGACATCCTCAAATCCAGTTCCCCAATTCTCAACACTTAAATTTAATTCATCAAAAGCAGTACTAACTCTTCCAGAAGTATCAAGAAAATCAAATGTCATTAAATTTGTTAAAGCCGCACCCAAAAGTCTTGTAAAATCTTTAAATATATCAGTACTATTTGTAATAAAACCTCCAAGTATCCTACCCATCTGTTGAGTTCTGGCAATAAACTCCTTACCCATCGCAATCCAGGTGGGTAAATTATTAACTATCCATCCTGCGGTCAAATAACCTAGAAATCCTATTAATCTATCAAAAAATCCTTGGGCACTACCACTAATTAACTGTGATGGACCTCTAACCGTTCTTACAAGATTCGGTGCCTCAAGTTCATCCTCTCTTTGTTTTCTTCTTTCATTTTCTTCTCTACGACTTTGTAAGATTGTTTGTCTCTGGAATATTTCTTTTTTAACTTTTGTTCTATTAAAAAGAATACCTTGTAACTTTTTTATAGTCCTCTTAGATCCCGTTGGAACTTTTGATTGAAGTGGTGATGAGATTGCCATATTACATTACCACATTATAGTTTAATTGAGAATAAAGAACATAAAAATTATCAGGATTAGAAGAACTAATCAAAGGAGTATTGGTTCCAACTGATGGTGCCTGTGAAGATGGAGATTGTTGAGAACCACCCTGCCCCCCTGCCATAATAACATTTGGTACTGGTTCTGGAAGTTCTCCTACATTTTGAGTGGGTTTAGGAAGTGGTTGAACATCTGCCGGAGAACTTATATTTGCATCACTTGGTTTGGCATTCATAGCAGCATTTGCAACATATATCTCCAATTCTTTCCCAGACAATCCTTGTACTTTAGCTTCTTCTCTTGCCTGTGTTGCTGCCTTAAATTGTTCGCTATTCAGTGCTTTATCGGGTCTTTGTCCGGGAACTAGTGCTCCTGGAGGATTGTTTAATGAAAGTTCCGATGCCTGTGGTGCCATAGGTGTTGTTGGGGTGCTGGCAGCAGGGGCAGGAGCAGCAGCACTGGCAGCAGGAGAAGAACCAGCATCAGAAGTAGGTTGAATATTTGCACTTCCGGATACTGGTCCAGGAGTCATATTTTTTGGGTCAGTTTCAGATTTGTCATCTTTTTTATCTCCCATCATCGGAGTTTGTGCGGTTGATGTTGTTGATGATGCTGTTGATGCTGTTGATGTTGATGCTGTTGATTTTTCTTTTGGATTTTGTTCTTTCTGTTTGTTTTTCTCTTCTTCAAATATTATTTTCGCTTCTTTTTCTTTATTTGGATCTTTACCAAAAATATTTGTTCCAAATACTTCTGCTATATTATCTGCGGCATATCCAGCTGCAAATAAACCTTTTATGAATTTTCCAGGTCCAAAGAGAGATACTATAGGCATTATAGCATCTACATATTCACCATTTTTAAAGTTCATAAATGATTCTACAGCTGCCCAAGCAGCTCCAAAAATTCCTGGACCTTTTCCCCCACCAGGTTTTGAACCACCAGGTTTTGGACCACGAAAAATATTTTGTAGAGCAGGAGCACCTCTAAGAGTATTTGTTAAAGCTTTTATAGGTGCCAGAGCAAGTTTAGTCACAAGACCAGCAATTTTTCCAGTAACTCCAGTAATAGTCTTAATTACTAAATTAAATCCTCCTTTGATTGCAGTAAATACCTTTATGGCATCTCCAATACCATTAAGAACATTATCTTTAATTTCTTCTAATTTGTTTTTATTTCCTTCTGATGCTGCTTTAAGTGCCTCGATTCCTTGATTCGTCAACCATCCTGCAAATAATGTAGTTAGAGCCTCTCCAATTCTTCCAAATATATTACCAACTTTCTGCTGCAGAGCCTGAACCGGCGCTACTAGAGCATTTGTAATTTTTTGATCTAGTTGAGATTCTTTTCCCAGTCTAATATTTTTTTCTAGAAGTTTTCTTTCGCTTTCTGCTTCTGCCGCTGCCTGTTGCTGCTCTACGGCACTATCTTGCTGTATTAGATTAGAAACAGTTCCAAGACCATTATTTAAGGTTGTGGTTTCTGCTCGTAAGGCATCTACAGTACTTCTAAGAGCAGAAATCTCTTGAGTTTGTTGAACATTTTGAGTGGTTTGAATCTCTAGATTTCTTTCAACATTAACTAAACTTGCCTGAGGTTGTATGGCAAGAGCACCGCCTCTTCCTCCACCACCTCCACCACCAGGAATACCACCACCTCCACCGGCACCACCACTTATGACAGAACGAGAAACCGTTCTTGCCACAACATCTATAGTGGGCCCGATTGGAGATGATAGACTAGCCATTCTGCTGGTTCTTTAGGTTTTGCTCTTCAATATATTGTGAAAGAAGAGTAATATAAACTTCCTTTTCCCAGGGCACCATATTTTCTAGCTCTGTTAATGAATATTTATGATGCTGCATCAACTGAAATGTAGTCCTATAGTATGACTCCAACGAAGTGTGAGCCATTCCTAGGCGAAAAAAGATGTTAGCCCCTCCAATACAACCTCACTTTCAACACCAGTATTTGGATTCTTTACCTTAATAGTATAAGATAATTTAGGCATCGTCTCAAAGAACTTTTCAATTTCCTTAAACTGATTGGTGGTAAGTTGCTCCAGAAACTCATTCAGTTCTTTTTTAGTTGTATCCACAGAAGACCAAGATTCTTCTTCACTATAAATCTGCTCCACACAGGCAGAAATCATCTCAAAAGTATCATCAACACTCACAGATTCATTATTATTAAAGTTATTCTTGATGAACTCCTGCATCGATGGATATTTCATACGAAGAGTCAAAACATCATCAAGTTTAATATCCTTTGAATGTTCTTCACTTACATTTACTTTAATTTCATCTAGATTAATTGAAACAGGAACTTGAGTGGTTCCATCATCGGGGCAAGTAATTAGAACATCCACCGATTCTCCAACAGACTTTCCACGAACATTCAGAAACAAATATTCAATATCAAAAGTTGATAATTGTTCTACCTTGATTCCTTTTGTGAGAATGCAGTTTGAAATTACAGTTTTTACTGCTTCTGCGATTTGCTTCGTATCCTCACTTTCCATCGCAATAATTAAAACCTTTTCTTCTTTAACCAGGAAAGGTCTATATTTAATATTCTTTTTTAATGAGGGTATTTCCAACTCATATGTTGGCACCGCAATTTTTGGTAATGGCATAATACTTGAATAAAAACTTCATTAAGGATATTTAGGTCAACTATTTAAAATAGTAGGGAAGACACTTCCTTGATTAGGAATTGTACCTCTAACCCCGCTTTCGCCAAGAGATTGACCGGTTCTATAAACAACTCTTTGATTATTGCTTTGATTATTGTTTTGATTACTATTATTGTTTTGATTATTATTATTATCACCAATAACTTCATTCAAACTTAATGATTTGCCCGCAATATAACGGTCGTACTCAAAAGTCACCGACATCTTAAGAGTATCGGATGAACTATAACTTACCGGAATTGATGATATTGCCGATGGAAATAATCCAATAAAGGTATATTCTACTTCTTTATTATAATCTCTATCAAACTTTGTGATTGTGGTTCTATCAGATTTATAATATTCTGGATACTGCATTCTGTAAATATAATCCTTACGATTCTGCCCTATCGGAGCAAGTGGGCTTCCAATTGGATTATTAGAACCACTTGCGATAAACTCCATCCAACTTTCCATAAATTTAAGAGCATTATAATTTTTATCTACATAAAACTCCAATCCAATTTGAGAATATTGTCTTGTGTGTGCGAACTTTTCCGTTACACCTATAAAGTTTCCACTAATAGTAGCGGTTGCCAAAGAAGTAGTTGGAAGAGATGCGGAAAAGCAAAGTAATCCTGCGTCTTCGGCAATAAATCTTTGACTAATTCCTTTACGAAAAAGATATGCCATTAGTTCTCCACCAGAAGACCCAAGACCTCCAAATCTAACTTCATAATGTGAAGTTTGTGCTAGGTTGGTAAATAATGGTTTGAAATCTGATATTCTACGGATACTAGGCACTCTAAATACCTTTATGAGTCTTATTAGTATAAGTATTTAGATGTCTTATAAGGGAAAATTTAAACCATCATTTCCTGAAAAATATGTTGGAGACCCCACCAACATCATCTATCGGTCCTTATGGGAATTGAAGTTTCTAAAATATTGTGATACGAATGAAAATATTTTAGAATATGCCTCTGAAGAACTTGCCATTCCTTATCGTTCTCCTGTAGATGGTAAAGTTCATAGATATTTTCCGGATGCTTATATAAAGGTCAAAGAACCAGATGGAAGTACTAAAAAATATTTGATTGAGATTAAACCATATAAACAAACGATGCCACCACCCAAACCAAAAAGGCAGACCAAAGGATATATCTATGAAGCATATGAGTATGCCAAGAATCAATCAAAGTGGGAAGCGGCAAGAGAATATTGTAAGGACAGAGGATGGACCTTTAAGGTAATTACAGAACACGAATTAGGTATTGCCAAAAAATGAATCGTATCAAACCCCTGCTTAAAAACTTATATGGAACAGAAAATGCGGATGATTTGATGTTAGAAATACTTGATGTGCTGAAAGAAACTACCAGGTCTCCACAGGCAGGTAAGTTTTATACTTTTGTTTATAGACCAAAGACCCCTCGTATAAGATATGATGCGAATCCTTTTGTTGCCGTTACAAATGTTTATTCATGGGGATTTAGTGGTATTAACTTTCACTGGGGGGAACAACGCCAATATACCCTTGATGAAGTAATTGGACCTCTACATATTGTGGATAAAAATGAGGTTGGTGATTTAAGAAGAATACCTTTCAGGCAAATCAAGATAAATAACTAAAAACTATAAATGGCAAAGCCAAATCTTAGATATCCACTTCAAAATATCAGCCAATCTGATGATTTTTTGAAAATTGAGTCTTTTAAGTATATTCCTCCTGGATTAAATCTTTCCGGAAATACTTTTGCACAAAGAAGTTCTGATGATGTTGGATATGGTCCTAAATCAAGTAGAGGAACAGTAATACTTCCGATGCCGCAGCAGATTCAGGACAGTAATGGCGCAAGTTGGGGTGCCGGTACTATGGACCCTCTACAAACTGCGGCAATGGGAGCAGCAATGGGCGTAGTCGGAGCAGATAATATGGCCACAGCACTCAAAGACGGAGTACAAGGACTGTTTGATAAAATAACAAAAGCATCACAAACTGCAAATGGGCAAAATGCAGTTCAAACTTTTTTCGCAACAGAGGCAACAAAAGCACTACTTGGAAGTGGAGACTTTGCCCAAAATCTTTCAAGACAAACTGGTAATGTTTTTAACTCAAATACGGAACTACTTTTTAATGGAATAACAATGAGACCCGGATTTTCATTTTCATTTGATTTGGTTCCTCGCAGTCAAGCAGAATCAAAAGTAATTAAAGATATTATTTTATTCTTTAAAATAGAATCTGCGGCACAAAAAGGAGCAGCAAGTGGTGGTGGTGCCGGATTATTTCTTGAATCTCCAAGTGTATTCAAAGTTCAATATATGAGTGGTGGAAAATCTCATCCGTTTCTTCATCAATTCAAGATGTGTGCCTTGAACGCTATGTCAGTCAACTATACCGGTTCTGGAACTTATGCCACATATTCTGATGCTACACCGGTTCATATGGTTATGAACCTGACATTTACAGAACTCACCCCAATCTACCGTGAGGATTATGTTGAGGCTGGGTCAACAGACGAAAAACTTAAGTCAACAGTTACGGGGACAGGATACTAATGTCTTACTTCAGAGAACTTCCAAATCTAGAGTATCAATCATTCCTATCAACTAGTAAAGGTTCCGATGAATACTTATTGGTAAAAAATATATTTCGTAGAGTTAAACTGCGTGATGACTTACAAAATGTTTTTACCATATTCAATAAGTATGAAATTCAAGAAGGGGCAAGACCAGATACGGTTGCCGAAGAACTTTATGGAAGTTCTCAGTATGATTGGGTCGTATTAATTGGTGCCAATATTATAAATGTAAGAAATGAATGGCCTCTTTCCGATAGAGAT